TGCGTATGATCCAGTTTGTCCAATAGAAGTCAGTGGTGCACCAGTAGAAACACCGCCAACTAGATCAGCAACTAGTGTGATCAATATTGGAGTAATTGTTGTGAACGCTTGATTAGTTTGAGACCATTCAAATCAACCATAGCTAGTTGATGCAAGGTCAAACCAGTATGTTCCATCTGTTGGGTTAGCCGAAGGAGCCGAAGCACTTCCGATCAATTCGCTAGTGTCAACATTTGCTCTTAAAACAAAAGCTCTGTTGGCCACGCCCAAGAATGAGTAAGCCGCTTGTAAGCCGTATTCATTCAATTCATAACCGTTTAATGAATTTCCTGATGCGTCTGTGTAGAATTTCGGATCTCCGAAAGTCTCTGTTAATTCTCTCTGAGATGAGATCAAGTAAGCAGTGTTGGCGTTGGCTGTTGTTGTTCCTGTAGCTGTGTTGTCGCCTGCTCCGTTTGTCTTATCCTGTGCTGATGCTACTATGAATAGTGGTGTTGTACCCGCATCTGATGGTACATAAAAGCTCTCGTTTATTACTGAAACTTCTACTCCTGGTGATGTTAATGCCATTTTTCGTATTCTCCTTGCAAGTTACGTATATACTAGAGTTATTTATTCAATCATACGGTTTTGTTGACATAATTTAAGGTTTTCGAGGTGCCTATATAGGTGACGTAAATACACACATGCAGTACAAGGATAGACCGTTGTGTAAGGAGTGTAAGACCAAGCCCAGAGCATATGCTTATAAAAGGTATGGTAGAATATATTGGCGTAGCAAGTGTGATACTTGTATCAGGAAAAAAGCCGGTAAGCGAGTAGGTGGTGTGACTGCGTTGCAACGTTCAGGATACAAGAAGCACAAGAAGTGTGAACTGTGTGGATTCAAGGCACAAGCACAGACTCAGTTGGATGTGTTGTTTGTGGATGGAAATTTGAGGAATACTAATCCTGTTAATCTAAAAACTGTTTGCGCCAATTGCCAACGGTTGGGTAGTACCCGTAGACTCGGTTGGCGTGTGGGTGATCTTGTCGCTGACGATTAGGTCGTCTATTTTTGAATGTAAATTTTCCAATGTCCCGTCATTAGTGATCAGGTGATCGTACTCTGATTTAGCCCAAGCATACTCGGACAAATGTACATTTTTAGGTACAACATTTCCTTCGACGTAGTCTGTAAACCAGTCAGGATCTTGTCCTCTTTTTACTAGTAAGATTGATCCACCCATTTCTCGTATTATTTTTATTTCGTTTTCAAATCTTGTGTCTGCAATCACAGTGGGTTTGCCGTCATATCTAGCCATGCAACTGTCTATCCATATTGAGTCATGCATGCCTTGGCGCATCACTTCTGTGCCAAAATATTGTAAGACCCAGCGTGGGGTCACATCCTTGCCAAATCGTTTGCTCCAGAAAACATCTGGCTTTTCTCTCCATGCTCTACTCTCATCTGTTTTGCCTTCTAGCATCTCTCTGTCCCAGTTGAACATGGAACTAACAGCATCTTTCAGACTTTTTGCAAATGAATCTTTACGGAAATGGTGTTTCTGTTCTAGTCTATCTGAGACTGTGCCTTTACCAGAACCTATTAAACCTACTACGCCTATCAACATAGTACTATTATACTATTTTTTTAAACGTTTTTCAATCTCTTTTTTGACATCGTGTATCTGCGTCAATACCAGTCTACGCATACTCAGTTTCTTTTCTTTCAGGGCATGTATGGACATGTTCTCTAGGTCATCCACCATGTCGGCTAGTTCTTCTAAGGTGCATTTAGGAAGTTTTTTGTATCTGGAATCTATCATGATACTTGTATTTAAAATGATTTTTGGTAAAGGAATATGGTATTAGAAGTTAACCAATAACAAAACTGTGTGGTGTACCACCCTCTTGGAAATTGCCTATCTCGGATTCTAATCTTTCCATCTCGGTATTTCCTTCGCTCTTCAATGCGTCACCGTTCAGTGTGGTGCCACCTTGTGGACCTGCTATTGTGTTGAACTTGCCTCTTGCTTCACCCAGCATGACTTTGGACACTGCGAGAGTGTAATCCCTGATCCATGGTTTGGAATAGATGTCCTTGAACAGTGTTATGTCCGGTCTGAAGTTGTCCGTGTGCATGAGCACTGTTTCATTGTCAGCTCTTGGTCTTTGTGTGATCGTTAATTTTTTAGTTGCGACATCAAAATGGAATTGTATGAAACTTCCAAACATCTTTCCTACTAATTCTTGGTATGATGCGAATGCGTAGTAAGTGGCCAATCCGCCAGTTGCTCCTGCTCTCAACAAATACGTGTTCGTGTAGGCCAGGTTGAAAGGTTCGAACAATGTTCCACCTTCGCCACCCTCGGATCTTGATCCAACACTTCTTCTGTTTAAGTTCCTCACATTGATCACTTCATCTGGTAGGATATAACTGTTTTGATTTTTCTTTAATTCAAGAAATGCGTATGATTCTTCCACAGCATTTGAAGATCGCTGTCTGAATTTGTTCACGGCTCTTTCCAGTGCCGTTTGATAGTGTTTTGGGTCTAATTCAACGTCTATCATGCCATCGCCTAGGTTCGTCTTGGCGTACTCGAATATTTCCTGTTGTCCTGATTGTAGTTCTGACATGTACATATTTATAGTCGTTGTGCATTCAATAAATATGTATGATATGCCAAGATTATCCATTTTCAAGCCTGAAAAGGGCAATGACTACAAGTTCTTCGATCGTAACATCAAGGAGATGTTTATCGTGGGTGGTACTGATCTACACCTACACAAATACCTAGGTCCATACGATCAAGGAGACACGAACAAGGATGGTGCGGCAAGTCCCACACAACCGCAATATTCTGGTGATAGTTTAAACGAAACAACGATACAAGATCTACTGTTCCTAGAGAATAGAGATAGAAAATATTCAGATGATATCTACACAGTGAGGGGCATATACAATGTACAGGACGCAGACTTCAATCTATCACAGTTTGGTATGTTCCTGCAGAATGACACATTATTCCTTACGGTACACATGAACGATATCGTGGAAAGAATTGGCAGGAAACCCATGAGCGGTGATGTCATAGAATTCCCACACATGAAGGAAGATTATTCGTTAGACGAAAGCATACCAATCGCATTGAAAAGATACTACGTTGTGGAAGATGTCAACAGGGCGGCGGAAGGGTTCTCACAGACTTGGTGGCCACACCTGTTGAGATTGAAGATGAAGACCCTAGTGGACTCTCAAGAATTCAAAGATATTATCGGTGATGCAACCACAACGGGATCTGTGGCCAGTTACATGAGTACGTTCAACAGAGAAAAATCAATCAATGAGCAGGTTGTCGCACAGGCAGAATCAGATGCACCAAAAGCCGGGTTCAACTACAAGCAGTACTATGTTGCACCTATAGATGAGAGAGGGAACATCAGGACAGAAAATGTTAACACAGAATCACAGAGAGCCAGCAGTGATCAAAATGTAAACGCGACAATAGATACACCAGCAAGTTCGCACTATGGCTTCTACTTAGACGGAGATGGAGTTGCACCAAACGGACACCCGGCCGGGTTTGGTATTACATTTCCAACTTCTGGTGTTGACCAAGGCGACTATTTCTTGAGGACTGATTTCTTACCTAACAGATTGTTCAGATACAATGGCACCAGATGGGTCAAAATAGAAGACAGTGTGAGAATAACTACTACTAACAACGATTCAAGAGGCAACTTTAAAACTAGTTTTGTCAACAATGCAACACAATCGACAATAAATGGTTTAACAGTGACACAGAGACAATCATTGACAGATGCTCTGAAACCAAAGGCTGACAATTAAGAATGTTACACTTTTACGAAGGACAGGTTAGGAAATTTCTCACTCAATTCATTAGGATTTTGAGTAACTTTTCTGTGGAAACGGGCAAGGGTGCCGACGGGTCGGTACAACTAAGGGCAGTGCCTGTTGTTTACGGGGATCCAACGAGACAAGTGGCAAACATTTTGAGAAACAACAGTGAGAACACTTTACAGTACGCACCGAGGATTGCGGCCTACGTCAGGGAATTGAACTATGACAGGGAAAGGATGCAGAATCCTTATCACATAGAGAAACAACACCTCAGAGAAAGAGATGTGGATGCAGATGGAAACTACACCGACCAATTGGGTGCAGGATACACCGTGGAGAAAGTGATGCCATCGCCGTTCAGACTAGAAGTATCTGCCGACATATGGACCACGAACACAGATCAGAAACTACAGATAATGGAGCAGATCTTGTATCTCTTCAATCCAGACTTCGAGATACAGAAGACAGACAACTACATAGATTGGACCAGTCTGAGTTACGTTGAACTTACAGGCACGACATTCAGTTCGAGGACCATACCCGTGGGTGCGGATTCAGAGATAGATGTTGCAACACTCACATTCAGCATGCCAATATGGATATCACCTCCTGTCAAGGTCAAGAAACTGGGTGTGGTACAGAAGATCATAATGAGCATATACGACGACGATGGTGGAATAGCCAAAGGATTAATAGATGGCGAACTAGTGTCAAGAAGTTTCATAACACCAAACAATTTTGGATTGTTGGTCACAGGAAATCAATTGAGATTGCTAGGCACGACGGGTGTAAATGTCAAATCAGGCGGAGATGGATTCCAGACAGGCGCCAACGAACCCAACAACTTTGATCCTTTTGAAACGTTTGGACCGGCAGTGAACTGGAAAGTATTATTAGATCAGTACGGAAAAGTAACAAACGGTACATCACAGATAAGATTATCACAACCAAACGGAAACGAGATCATTGGTACAATAGCAACAACAACATTAGATGACACAATATTGTTATACACAATAGACGGTGATACTATACCAAGCAACACACTGACAGCAGTTAAGAAGATCATCAATCCTGCAACATTTGATCCTGGAACACCAGCAAATGGTGACAGATACTTGGTCATAAACGATGTGGGAGATAGCACAGCCAGTTTCCAGAGTGCCACTTGGGGTACACTTGTAGCCAGCGTTGGCGACATCATAGAATACAACAGCACAACATCAAAATGGAACATAGCCTTTGATGCATCAAATCCGGATTCAACACAACACTATGTTACCAATCTTAACACAGGTATTCAGTACAGATTCAACGGCACGGAATGGGTTAAATCATACGAGGGCGTTTACACACAAGGTAATTGGAGCATCGTGTTAGATGGCGGAGCAGATCCAGGGTACAACTCAAGCCTTGACGCTACCACCCCATAGTTGTTATAATATAGCATGAAAGAAAACATAGTTTGTTCAGGTGCACTGTTCTACGCGACAAGCACCAAACGTTTCCTGTTCCTACAGAGGACTGACAAGAAAACACAGGGCATGTGGGGATTGGTTGGCGGCAAAAGTAAATTCACAGAGAGTGCATTCGAAGGATTGAAACGTGAGATAGAGGAAGAGACTGGCAGTTTACCTAAATTTAAAAAAGTAATTCCTTTAGAAATGTTCACTTCTAACGATCAGAAGTTCTTCTTCCATACGTATCTAGTAGCAATAGAATCAGAATTCATACCTAAGTTGAACGAAGAACATTCGGGATACTGTTGGACTGCGTTTGAATGTTGGCCCAAGAACCTACACATGGGTCTCAAGAACACACTCAATAATAAAAGTATAAAAGGCAAGTTACAAACTATATTAGACTTGATTGTTTAACCAGCACTAATTTTTACAGTACCGTCGTCATTCCAAAGT